TCCACGAGCTCACACCCTGGCGTTATGCTGCCCAAGCAGCATAACAAAGAGCACCGTGGTCACGCCAGTGCATCTTCACCGGACGGGCACGCTGAAATTTCGGATCGGATCTGTCAGTAGGAAATCCGTAGATTTGCGGTGGATCCAGAAGACCCATCGCATAGTGGACTAGTTCGTGAGTAAGTATTCTTTCTAACGTGAACTGAGAGTAGTTCCCGTCATCTCCATAAAAATCTAAATCTCCGCCACCGTAAAACAATTCAGATCCCAAGTTAACAAATTCAACGTTTATGTCATTTCTTACCCGATAATAGCTGTTTGGTTCACCGGTATATTCGAGATAATACTCAGCTCTGCCAAGTCCTCAGCTCGGCCTCAAGAATGCGGAGCCGAAACTTGACGAAAGAAGCTTATTCAGTGCGATCAGTACGTCGTCAACATCTGGAAATTGATCTGACACGTGATATGTATATGATACAGTTGGATCAAATGGATCTGTTTTTGTTACTTCTATGTAAGGCATATTTAAAACTCCAGTCTAATTCTTCTCTTCCTATCTAAAACAGTTTCTGGAAAGAGCCAGCAGCTTGTCTTTTTCTTTCTCTAAAATAGGAAAGAAAATCTGAGTATTACTTTTCCAAAGATCCTTACTTGGAGTCGAATTGAGGCATGTTTCCGCGACAATAGACCAGTAGTATCGAAACGAAGGCAATAAACATTGCCATGTATAATTCATGGAAATTTCCACATATTGGAAGCGCCCGGCTGATGTCCATGAAGCAGCAAGCTTATCTCTTGGGTCGAGAAAGGATTGTATGTGGTTCTCCGGAACAATGCCCGAACCTGGCTGATCGAAGTTAAGAGTTTCCATAGCCGTTTGGCCAGTTCCGTATTCGTTAAAATGTCTGAGCGCGGCAGCTAATGATGTTAAATTGAATTTGGCATCGCATGTGTACACATTACTTTCCTTCGAATGCCTAATAACTAGCCCTGTACGAATTTGTTTGTTTAATACTAGGCCTAAATTCGACATTGGGCGCTGATCAAACAAGCAAAATTTCTTTTCGAATTCGAGTTTCTGATCTTGGTTAAAGCTTCTGGCATACAAAGGCCCATTATCGAAGCAAATACGAATACTATCTCCCTTCGATTGCTCGAGCATTGAATCCAAGTCCAGCACGTATGGAGAAAATCGTTCACCGCCTAAGTTCACATTAGGCGATGAACTAAACAACGGCGATATCCACGATCTATTTTCTTGAGAAACACTGGTACCAGCGCTTGCAATCCAGAAAAGTAGTCCAATGAAACCAAAGTCAATTATTGACAATTTCATATTCATACCTTTGATCATAAACCCCTTGCAGCGAACCCTGCCATCTTACCCTTGGGTTGTAAATTTACAATATTCTAATTTTAAATGAATCAGAAATTTTTTGGCTATAAACTTGATTTTTATGCACATCCCATTTCTTAAAACTACTGAAAAACAACATAATAATACTTCAAAATAAATTCCATAATTCTCATAAATGCGCATTAAATCCCAAAACTATGATCACATCCTTGAAGCTATATCTTATTCTTCCTTGCCAACTGCATCCGCGTAGATGGCCGTTGTCTCAAGCTGGGCATGTCCTAGCCACTTTTGCAGCATGTGCAGCGGAATACCATTGACCGTTGCATTGATCCCGAACCCATGACGCAGCCCTTTGGGGCTTCGGTGCGGTGCGTCCGGTAATCCGGCTACGATTGTAACATCCTTGACGATGCGCCAAACCTGCACCCGCGTCAAAGACCAGATCGGGGAATGGGCAAGCTTGCGACTCTTCTGAGAGACACGGATATCATGCGCCGTGTTGAGAATATCGAGATAGTCAGGCGGCACCGGAACAGCCCGAAACACTGTCTTCTGCTCACCAGACTTGTCTTTGCGCTTCTTGAGGGATAGCAACGTGACCGTACCGCCAGATAGGTCAATACGAGCCGGAGTGATTTCGATCAGCTCGGACGGCCTGCAGCCCGTATAGTGAAGCGTTTCGCAAAGGGTGCGATCACGATAGGAGAGGGTGCCGTGGAAATAGAAGCCTTCGATATGTTGGGCAATGAGAAGGTTTACCGCGTTTCAGAGCTTGACTTGGAGCGGATTATCAAAGGTGTTTTGGACAACAAAGAACTTGTTCAAGCAATAAAAGACTATGAACGAGATAGGCGGAAGGACCTCATTGCCGCTCCTGGTTCTCCCCCTTACACAGGGCAGATAAAGCGCATTTGCGAATTTCTTGGACCAGCTGCATGGACATATTTTCGCACAGAGATTGTAAGTGAAATTCAAAGAACTGTTTTGAAGTAGTGTGACTCATTAGGAGCCCTAGATTTGCGAGCAGACACGCTATCTCTGTCGCTATGAGATTCGCGAAACAAATCCACACAGATCGACTTGCGTTGCATCCCCTGCAAAAACGGTATTTTTGGTTCTTTTGCATGCTTCTGGGCAACCAACGCGTCAGACGTCATCTTGGTGGCCCCGTCGATTGGAGAAAGCGGCTGCCACAGTTTAGGCACTATCTAGCGCCGCCGGACTATGTTGGGGTCTGGGTTGTTAGTTTGGTAGACCGCCGTCAGCCCATTGGATTGGTCGAGCTAGGGCCGCACAAAGACGGAAATGACTACGAAATCTCATACCAGTTTGCTCCGGCTTTCTGGGGCAAGGGATTCGCGGGAGAGGCTATTCGCGCGGTGATCAGCCGCGCTCTTGGAGATTCTGGGTTGGGGCGGATCATTGCAGAGACGCAAAGCGCGAATTCGGCATCCTGTCGCCTTTTAAGGGAGCAGGGAATGGTCGAGCTAGAGCGGGTTCATAGATTTGGAAAGGAGCAGATCATTTTTGCGACAAACTGAAAGCCGCTTTTAGAACAAATGCAGCGAGTTGGTGCTTAGTCCGCTCTGCCGACTTTGCCGTACGTCCTGGTTTAGCCGTTGCCGCGAATGTCTCCTTCGATTGGCCGTACCGCAGAGACATCGGGACGGACGAACGACCGAAATGGGCCGAAACCCACCGCGAACTTGCTCTGCGCTCACGTCCGCCTCGCGGACGAAGGAGACATGCAGTTCGTAGGATCGAATGTCAGCTTGCCATTCGCATCCCTCTTTGATGGAAGATTCGCATGACAAGCGTACGCGACATGACAAGCCAAGACTACGCCGAAGTGCGGGAGCATCTGTCTAGGTGTTGGCGCGAGACTTACTCGCACCTAATGCAACCGTCAGACTTCGAGAAGATGTTGGCTCCTTTGGATAGCCCAAGTCTTGGCTTGATCGCATCAGACGGCTTGGCCTTGGTTGCCGTGGACACTCAGGGAAATCGATTAATCGGAACTGCAATGGCAGCCGAACGCCGTGGGGTTGGGTACATCTGGGGCGTATATGTTGCAAAGGACAAACAGAGGTGTGGCATCGGTCGCACTCTGATCAACGAAGTCTCTGCCCGATTGCCCTCAGCTAGCCAGTTTTCAGTGATAGTTCTCGAAGCTAGCGTCGAAGCCCGGGCATTTTATCAGGCACTCAATTTCTCGACGATGGAGCGATGCCAAGAGGAACTCGCGCCAGGTCTAATAGTGCAGGCAAGAACCATGGTTTACACACGAAGTGGATAGGCTCGAAGCGGTCCTTTGCTGCTCAGTGAATCGACGGCAGCAAAGGACCGTTACTTCCGTTTCATCTAAAGTCCGAAAAGCCCGCTGAACCGAGAACCGCCCCTTGCCAGAACCACAATGGCAAGCTCGACAGTTCAGAGCCATCGTCATCTCCTGCCGTCCGTCCCTGCCCCGTCCTGCGGCTGTTGCAGCTCCAGGTCCGTGGTCGCGCCGCCCGAGCGGCTGGCCTTGTGGGTGACGGACACAATCCGGTAAGACCCGTCAACGCCGGCCCTTGTCCCTTTCAGCTGAAACAGGGCCTCGGCCTGCGCTTCCGGCGCCAGATCAAGCGTCACCCTGCCCTTGCCGCCCTCGCGTTCAATCTGTTGCTTGCGGCCTTCGGCGATGTCCCTGGCATGATCCTCATCACGCGCGGGCGCGCGCACCAGGTTGACCGCCTCGGCCTTCTCGCCGGCCGCGCCGCTGTCTGTCTTGAAATCCTTCGGCAAGCCCTCTTTCCAGTCGAAATAAGGCACTGTCACCTGCTTGAAAACAGCACGGGTCGACACGGGCTCGATGTCCCACGAGATCAGGTTGCCGCTGCCATTGGTGTTGAACAGGCCCATGATCCTCGGAAGGCCGAAATCCGTGCCATGTTTGGCGAGCACGGCCATAGTGTCCCGCAGCTTGAAGGTCGCGCCGAGTTCGCGGGCGAGCTTCTCGCCGATATGCAGCAGGCTTTCGCTGTCTGCGGCGATGTAATCGCGCACGACAGACCCAAGCGCCGGATCGATCTTCATATCGAAACCGGCCTTCCTGGCAAGGGTCTTCAGGAAATCGCCAACCGTGCCTTCGTCCTGGTGGATCCGCTGCGGTTCCTTGGCCTTGCCGTTGACATCGAAGCCCTTGGCCGAAACCGAAAGGGACCGCCCGGATGACCGCGATCCGGAGGAATTCACGCTGTCGATGATGCCGGTGAACACCTGCACGCCATCCAAACGCACCATCACCGAGCCACCGGGCTGCGGCAGGCGGATCTTGCCGCCGGTGTCGTCCAGTTTCAAAGAGCAGCTGTCGGAGGACGCGCCGGCCTTGTCGGTGACAGTGATTGATTCCAGATAGTTCGACAGCGCGCTGGAGACGTCCTTGCCGTCCACGGTGACTGACCATGTGGTTGTCCAGGCCATCCGATCACCCGAACAACGTCACGACGTCGCGCGCAGCGGTGCTTTCCGCTGGCAACGCGGGCAAAACAACCGTCGCACCGATGGGCAGGAACACGTCCGCCAGATCCGGATTGAGTTCCATCGTCTGCTCGACCAGGGTCTGACCGCGCACGCCGTACCGGCGCCACAAGATCAGATCGAGCGTGAGATTATCGCCCGCGACTGTTATCGTATTCGCCACAACTCACCCCAAAACATCGAACAGTTGCAGAAGGGCCGGAATGACCTGCGTGCCCGCCGAGCGTTCCGCCGGGACCTTTTTCAGGGAAATCGAGACCTTAACCACCGCGCCCACACCATCGCGCAGGAGGTGACGGTGATTTTCCCTGAGGCCGGTGATCATGTAGGAGCCGAGCCGGGTGCCGTCGCCGCGCATCACCGGCGAGGCCGCGCCCTGGTTCATGAGCGCGCGCAGCGCCTCCAGCTCGGCCAAACCGCCGATCCTGGCCGGCAGCAGCTGACCGCGCAGGCTCAGCTTGTCATCCCCCTCGCCCATGAACTCGGCCCCTTTGAGCCCGTTCAAAAGCGGCTTTGTGGCAATGTCCGCAGACCCCGAGCGGCTGACACCGTCAACGGAAAACGGAAATGTATCGACCTGGACGGCTCCGATCATGTAGAGCATGCGCCCTCCTTAAATCCCCGAAAAGCCCGTGTCAGCCTGCAGACCGGCAAGTTGGGACCGGATCTCGTCGCCAAGTTCTTGCGCGATCTGCCGGGCATTGGATGCCTCCTGGACTACGATCTCACCGATCGACACGCTGATCGGTGCCGGGCCGCCGGACTGCGCCGCTCCGCCAAGCAATGCGTGCGATGTCCTGGCATCGTGCACATGCGCAGTGCGATCCGGCGTCACCAGCTCCGGGCCATACTCCCCTGTGAGGTAAGTGCGTCCGGCAACGATCGGACCACCTGCAGCACGCGCGCCATCGATTGCGGCCTTGGCTGGAGCCGGAGCACCGCCGCCGAGACCAAGGCTGCCCAGAATATTGGGCATCTTGAAAACACTGGTCAGATCAATCTGACCGATGGCGTTGATCACCCGTTCCGGCAGCGTCCTCAGGTATTCCCAGAGCTGGCTGAATGCCTCGATGATCGCATCGACCAAGGCCCTGCCGGCGCGGCGGCCCGCATCGCGAAACCCGGCCTCGGCTTCGTCCGAATAGTCTTTCATCGAAAAGATGTCGGAGATCCAGTCTCCGATCATGCCCGGCAAGGCGAGAACCGTGTCGGCTATGGCATCTATCGTTTGCGATACAATCGCCATTGCCCGATCCAGCGCAGCGCGGATCTCACGCTCGTCCAGCCCGAGCATTGCGCCAATATCGACCAGCTTGTCCGTTGCCCATTTGGCGGTGCTGACCGCAAGGTCGGCACCAAATCCGCTGATGGCCGCCATCGCGCCAGACAGGCCCTCGCCAACCGCCTCCGCAAAGCCGAGCGTGAATTCGCGGATCGGCTCCCAATAGCGGTAAACCGCAAGTGCCAGACCGGCGATCGCTGCAATCAGCAAAGCGACCGGCCAGGTGAGGCCCGCAATGGCCGCCCCGATCGCGGCCGCAGCCAGCTTGACCGCTCCCACGGCAGCTGTCGCCGCTGCACCAAGAACACCGAAGATGGTGCCCCCGCCGCCAAGCGAAGAGGCGATCAGGCCCGCAAACATCGCCATGCGCAGCCTGGCGACAGTCTTGATTATCGAGTCCGCGCCGCGGGCGACAACAAGTGCGGCATTCAGGACGCCTCCTTTCATGAAGAGAAAGGCGAAGCGGCTGGCAATCGCTGCAATATTGAGGGCGACCAGAGCGGTTGTTGCCGCAACAATCGCGGCCGTCACGTCCGGATAGGCTTCGGCCAGCTCAGCGATCTTGGTGATCACCGGCATGATGGCTTCCATGATGTTGGTCAGCGCCGGCAGCAGCGCATTGCCGATCACGATCGCCAGCTCATTCAGCCGGTTCTGGAAGCTTTGGAGCTTCGCATTGAAGGTCTGCGAGCGCACCTCGAATTCCTTTTGTGCCGATCCCAGATAGTTGGTCTTTTTGGCGACTTCACCAAGTGCACCGGACAGAAGCCCGGCATTTTCGATCAGCGGCGCGAGCGCCCGGGCCTCATCCCCGAAGAGGTCCGAAATCGTCGCCGCCTGAAGTTCCTTCGGCAGCGCGCGGATCCGCGCGATCACATCGGTGAGCGTGCCGACAGCGTCCTTCTGCAGGCGCTTGGCAACATCGGTGGCCGACAGGCCAAGTTTTCTGTAGGCATCTTGTTGGCGCTTGGTGGCGGAATCGCCCCGGGCCAGGGCCTTGGCGACATTGCGGAAGCTGGTCGCCGCGACATCCGCCTGCGCGCCCGCCGCCACCATGGCCGAGCCGATCGCCGCCGTCTCGCGGGCTGAAAAGCCTTTAATCTTGCCATCCGAGCCGACACTGCGCATGAAAGCGAGAAGATCCGAGGCGGATGAGGCCGACTTGTTTGAAAGGTGGTTGAGCACATCGGCCAGTTCGCCGGTCTCTGCAACGGTCAGCCCAAGCGCTGTCTTGATCTTGGCAAGGCTCTCCCCGGTCTGGTCGGCCGAGAGATCGAAGGCAACGCCGACCTTGGCCGCCAGCTCGGCAAAGGCGAGCAGCTCGTCGCCGACCATGCCGGCTTGGCCAGCCGCGGCGACGATCTCGGCAATACCGGTGGCCGCGACCGGGATCTCCCGGCTGAGCGCCAGAATGTCCGCGCTCATTTGGCGGAGCCCGTCCGGCGTGTCGAAATCAACCACCTTGTTGACATCCGCCATCACGTTCTCAAATTCGCGCGCGGCGTTGATCGGCGCCGAGAGTGCCCTGGCAAGCACATAGCCCATGCCGGCGGCGTCCAGCATCCGCCCGCGCATGGCATCCATCGCCCGGGCATTTGCATCGACCCGCAGCTTCATCTGGGTCAGGGACTGACTGACAACGCGCGCCGGACGCGAGACCCGCTCCAGCATCGAGACAATCAGTTGCGACGTGAGGGTTGCCAAGCCGGTTCACCTTTGACTGTGAGGCGCATGAGAGCCTCGCGTTTTTCAGGTCTCAATCAGCGGGAAGCCGGACCATGCTCTGACCGGAGCACCCTTTCAGCGCTGTCGGCATAGGCCAGGAACTCGTTGATCTCCCAGTCCTCGACCGTCTTGACGGGCGTGCCGGTTGCCCGTGCCGTGCGCAGGATGAGGTCGCGCCAGGCTAGGCTTTCGCCAGTTCCGCCTTGATGTCCTTCAGGATCCCGGCTCCCGGCTTTCCCATCAGAGGCGCCGCCTTTTCGATCAGGATCAGAAAATCGTCCATGTCGAGATCCTCGATCACCTCGACCGGCACACCCGCCATGGCCGCATAAAGCAGGAACCCGGCCTTCGCCTTGTTCGGCTCGCCCTCCGCAACCAGCGTGTCGCCGGCCTTCATGCGGCGCAGCGTCAGCTTGTCGTAGGTGACGCCTTCGTGCGCTGCCGGTTCGCTCAGCGAAATCTCGACAGTTCTGATTTTCTTGGACATGTCTCACCTTCTCAAAGGAAATGCCGGGTCTCGGCCCGGCCCAAAATGCTGATGTCTTGCCGCGGCGGTTACGCGCCGAGGGCGCCACGCACACCCTGGAACAGATCCACACCGTCGCGGCGCAGGATCCGTTCCCAAAAGTCGATGTAGAACAGCTCCCTGCCGTCGAGCGAGAGCTCGAAATGCGTGACCTCGGTCAGCGCGTGATTGCAGCCCTGGAAATCGGCCGGGTCGCTTTCATCCGGCTCCCATTGGGAGATCGCGCCCTCAATCACCGCGCGGGCGGGAATGTCGGCGCCGGTGCGTTTGTCCTTGTAGGCACCTGCAAACACCCATCGGTCACGCGTGCCGAACCCGCCAAAGACATCCGTGTCGATGCCCTTGACCATGAATTTCGGCTCAAGCGCTTCGATGCGCGGCAAAGTGAAGTCGGTCGCCATGACGCCGCCGCCAGGATTATGACCGGCCGTTGCGAACTTGATCGGCGGGATGGTGAGTTTCGAAATGGACGTTGCCCGCGACGTGCCTTCTTTTTCCGCGCGGCGGACGTCCACGGCGGTCAGCATGTATATCGTCTGCATGATCAGATCCTGATTGTCTTGGTCGGTTCGTTACCGGGATTTGCGAAAGGTCAGCTGTCGTTCGACAGGCGCGCGACGATCTCCTGCACCAGGCCTTCGACAGCCGGGCGCCAACGGCGGATCTCATGTTGAGCCAGCTTGAAGACCGGGCACGGCTCGATGCCGATCGTCAGCTTCAACGTGCCGAGACGAATGTTTTCCGGGCTGTTCTGGCTGGCCTTGAACATCTCGGCCTTCGGCGAATAGCCGAGAATATTGCCTTCGTTGACGTGATCGCGCAGGGCAAAGGCAACCGAGTTGATCCAGGCCTCGACTGTGTCGGCATGAATGCGCCGACCGAGGAACGGATTGGTGATCTCAATGAACTGCGTGATGATGTAATCCGTGCCGCGCACCTGGTGGATCTGCTCCCACAGCTCGCCCATCTGCGCGTTGTCGGTGCCGATGAACCTGTAACCGCCATCGGCCACCGCGCCGTCGACGCCGGTCTCGCCCTCAGCCACGATCGCAACATTGGCCGCAAGCAGCTGCTGGCCTTCACTCGATCCGTCCAGCATCGAAAACGGGATCTTGCGGGAAAGTCCGGCCAAGCCGAGCAGATGGCGGTTTGCGAACGGGTGAAACGGTTTGCCGCCGCCGACCTGGTTGTCGACCCGGATCATCAGACCGGCCACGCGCGGCGCCATCGGACGGGTCACAACCTGCGCGCCGTCCCAGATCCGGGCGGCAACGCCAATCGGCAACAGCCGTTCGGACGACATGGTCTCGCGGGCGTCGATGGCATTGGCTGCGGAGGTGTCGTCGACATCCACCGGGGCGACTGCCAGGATCTTGCCCAGATTGGCCTCGAGCGCGGTGATGACCGGATTGGTCGTGTCGAGATCCGGGCGCCAGGCCGTGCGGCCGGCCAGCACAATGCGCGGGGTCTTGTTCACTTTGGACGGGATGCTGGCAATGTCGTTGACCACGGCGGCGATCGATGCGGCTGTGGCCGCCGTATCGACGCCTTCGGCAACCCGAACGACAGTCACGTCGGCACCCGCGTTGAGGTCGTTGAGCTGATCGTGGAGGCCCTTCACGGCGTCGGCCAGAAGACCGGTCCCAAGGGCGTTGACCTTGGTCGCGTCACTCGTTGAAAACCGGACGGGTTCGCCTTCCGGAAATTCGACCGCGGAGGCGTCCTCCGATGTCTCGATGATCAGGACATGCGAGAAGTCCGCGCCAAGTGCGGGGACGACTTCATTATCCGGGCGTGTGAAACTCATTCCGAAGATAGGTGCAGTCATGTCTGTCTCCTTGCCTGGCTGCGGGCACAAAAAACCGCCTCAAGGGCGGTGGATGCGAGTTGATTGTCGACCATGATCCGACCGACACGAAAGCGGCCGCGTCAGGCTACGCGATAGAGGTTGTCAAGGTCAGCTACGAGCCCTCAGCAGACATTGTGTTGGCAGACAAAGCCACCATTGAAGCTATTGTCTTGGAACGAGCGGCGACCTTGCCAGAATGACAGCCCCGCCTCGTGTTCGCTCTCCGTGCCGAGCGATTTGTCCGCTTCTATGGTGAGCACTGGATCTCGCCCGCGCAGATCGTAGGCTAAGTCGGGTCGTACCCATCCCTGCCCAAATAGGCGGTGGCCAGTCACAGTAGTATTGTCGCCGCTTCTGGAATCCGCCTCTGCTCGAAGTCGAACAGGCAGCTTCGAAAACATTTTTTCATCACGGAAAAAACCAAGTTCACTCAATGAAGCCAAATCTTCCGGTGGCTGAATCGGACTTCCCGTTTCAATTGCTTGGGCGTCTATGGATATGACGCTCCAACTGTCGCGATCAAAAAAAAACGCGATTGCTCCTGATGCTGGTGACTTCAATGATGTGACGCCTTCGTAGCATGTATGAAGTGACTTGAGATCGATTTGCCCCATGAAATGCAGGCTTTTGCCATTCTTACCACGCGGCCAAATGAATTGCTTGGATGCAACGGGGAGGCCGCCAAGCCAAGACGTCGCATCATCAAGTTGCGATGGATCGAGTACTATTGAAGGCATTTTTTCTGGCCGTTCGGGGATACCTGAGAGGATTATCCATGCCGCTACGAGATCACCCTTATCAAAATCGGGATTCGGTCCTCCGCCGTCGCTATTCTGGCTGCGCAATTCATCACCGTGCAATAACTCTGCAAGCTCGCTCATAAGTCACTCTCTTTGAGGTCTCTTTTACGATGTCGCGGAACGGTACATAGGGCGGGTAAAAATTCTACTGCATGCCTTTGAAGCTGAAAACGCGGCGATTCAGCTTCAAACGCTATCTAAACCGTTGGACGGACTTCGGCCAATCGACCAGGCTTCGACAGCTTTGTCCCGCATTGCGGTCATCCGAACACCATCGGTGTAGGGGAAAAACGCCGGAGACTAGATCGTTCGGAAGTACTCCCAAAGATCATCCATGACCTCCGGGGTATAGCCGAGAGCGGTGCCGATGGTTTCCATCAAGTGGTGGTCCCTCCGGAACTCGGTGGCGTGTTTCCACTCGATGTCTGCGGCGGCGGCCTCGAACGGGTCGGCGATAGCGTCGATAAGAGCCAAAATATTCATTTTTCCACCTACTTATCGAAATCAATAAAACTCTCGCCCAGGCCTCTTTTCAGGAACTCGTAAGATTCGTTCGAAGCGATTGAGGAAATTTCTCCAGATCTAATTTTGTCAATTAACCCGTTGGCCCTCGAAAAAGCCCTACTATTGTATGGTAAGTCTTTTTTGAACAGATACCAAAACTTGAAAAGAGATACGGTATCTCTCGCATTACTTGGAGAGTTAGCATCGCTTTCAGGTGTAAATGGTGTGGGGTATTCTTCCCACCACTTTTCAATCTTTTCACGGGCGGCCAAGCAGTCTGGATTCGAAAGAAACAATTCAACATATTCAACGATCGCAGAGTATGGAATCTTAGGCGGCCGTTCAGTAATTAAATAATTGCCATTATTGTTTTTCTTATACTCGTCAGAAGCCCTCCACGCTCGCAACTCCTCTTGCCATCCTGTCATATCTTTGAAATCAGCCACTGGCGTGTACCTTTCCGTTGTCGTTTGCGCAAGAATGGAAACAACTGAAGCCTAGATGGTTCGGAAGTACTCCCAAAGGTCATCCATGACCTCCGGGGGTGTAGCCGAGAGCGGTGCCGATGGTTTTCACCAACGGGTGATCCCTTCGGAACTCGGCGGCGTGTTTCCACTCGATGTCCGCGGCAGCAGCTTCAAACGGGTCAGCGATGGCGTTGACATGGGCTTCCACCTCTGCCGGGGGCGTCCCGGAATTGAGGAGGCCGAGACGGAACTGCCGGGCTGTCAGCGTTGGCATCGCCGCACGGATTTCCTCGACGGTCGGCTCTGTCCACTCAGGGATTTTACCACCAGCATCCCGCCAGGCCTGTGCGGCCTCGATGACCTTTAGGTTCCACCCACCATTCTCACCGGGACGGAGGCCTGTGAAGAGTTCCTCCCGGATGCCTTCGAAGTACTCGACTTCGTAGTTGGCTGTTCCGATGATCTGGCTCATGTCCAATTCGGTTTTGTCGGTTTCATGGTGGGGCGTGAAACCGTGGAAGTTTGTGATTGTTGCTTTCATCAGGCAATCCTTTGGTAGATGGCGGTTGAACCGCCAGCAATGCCACGAGCACGCCATGTGCCTGAAAGCTGGCTACCTCTTGAGCCATGCGTGCTGTCCACATATTGATCGTTGTTCTGGCTGTAGTGGTAGACGCCCCGGCTACCGTTGCGGTTTGCGATTGAGCCATAGGATGCAACCACGATATGGCCGATCGGGAAGTTTGTCGCTTCGGTGCTTGACTGTGTATCCACCAGCGCCAGCTTGTGCCGACCGCCATCGTTCTCTTCCGCCACGAAAGCGTTCTCGCTATCGTCCCATCCGAACAGACGGCTGTCGTGGTTCGAGTTGTCGTCGTAAAAGTAGATCCAACTGTCGCCGCCGCCATTATAGCCGACACGCATGTAACCACGTGCGCGGATATAGCCGGACACGTCGAGGTTTCCCGACATGTAGTCACTGGTGTCCGAGCGCAGGAACTGCGTGGAGTTGATCCCGTCCAGCTTGTTGCTGTCAGCGGCTTTACTCCCGGTGGCAAGCTTGCCGTCAAGAGCCGACTGCAACCCGGTGACATGCGATATCGCGTGGCTATGGCTAGAATTGGCTTTGCCTGCCAAATCTGCGGTGGAGGCTTTCCCGTCCAGAGCCGACTGCAGGCCGGTCACATTCGCGATCGTATGCGTGTGCACGGTCGAGGCCTTGCCGGACAGCGAAACCGATATGCTGTCCAGCTGTCCTTCAACGGTCCCTGAGGCGCCGTAGGTGACATTCGCGGAGGCAATCCTGGCCGCCTGCCAGCTTGCCCCGATAAAGAGCAGAACCTGGCCGTTCACCGCGTTTGAAACGTTGACGTCTTCAAGCGTGCCGAGCGTCGGGGATTGCAGCGCTGTGATCGCCGTGCTCAGCGCCGTCAGCTCATCCTGAAGCCCCTGGACGCCCGCGATGACATGATCATGACCTTCCGCGGCCTTGCCACCCAGGGCGGTATCCAGGCCATAAACCACGTTCTCGAGCGCCAGGACCATATTCCGGATGCGGACAAACTCTTCATTCGTAAGGTTGCCTTCGTCCGGAATCTGCAAGCCATAGTGAGGCGAACGCGCGTCTGCCATGGGAACTCCTCTTAAATGCCGTAAGCGCGAATATCGGCGATCGACGGCCTAGCACCGGGGCCGCCGTTCAAAGTGATCTTGAGGCGGCCGCCCGCCGTCGCGTCATGCGGAGCGATCTCGTAAAGCGGCTCTTGCCAGCCGCCACCCAGATCCGAGCTTTCCACGACGGAGAGCGGCACCCAATTGCCGTCCGACTTGTCCATTTCGACCGTCACCGAAGAGCCCGGCGGCAGAAGCTGCGCAAACAGGGCATTGGCGCGGGTGAGCCCCCTGATCGGCCACGCCTTGGTGATGTAGTCACCGCTGCTGCGCACCCGGCCGGCAATCAGCGTTGTGCCCGACCACAGGATCGGGCTTTCACTCGCGGTCCCAGTCATCACGGCCCGAAGGATCACCACCTCATCAATCAGTTCGTCAAACTCCAGAGCCTGTTCGGGAGCAATCCTGATCACCTGACCGCTCTCGCGAACAAGTTCGTACCGGAACGTGGTGTTCGCGGTGGGCAGTTCCACCGCCCCCCGGATCAGGAGATCTGTGAACGCGCTGAGTGTGCCGGTATAAAGATCCACTGTCTTTTGAACCGGATCGAACCGGGCACCGATCAGTTCGAACCAGAGGTCCTCTTCCTGGTGCGCCGTCCATGCCGTCCTGTTGGCGGAGGAAAACAGCGTGCCGACCGTGTAAGGCTGCGCGCTGACAAGTTGTCCCGTTGCCGGATCAACATCCCCCATGCGTGCAATCGCGAGTGCATGCTCCGCATCGTCGGTCAGGATGACAAAGCAGAACTCGCGTGCTGGCGGCAGATAGACCGGCACGTCCCAACGGGCTTGCAAAACATCTCCCACCTGGCGCCCCTGCATGGACAGGAAGTCCTCGGCGATGATGTCGTTTGTCGGGTAACCGTTGATCACGGTGCAAAGCTGGAAACGGACACCATTGTTGGGATCCCCGAGTTCTCCGATCCGGACATTGACCCCGGCAATGTGAGCGCCCTGGAAGAGCGAGAACGTCTGTGCAAGCGGGTCCCTGCCGGCAGCGCCACCGGTCCGGGTGACAACGTTCGTGACGTTCTGCGTCACGTTGGTAATGTTGGTGATGTTGATGTTTGTCACCGGGGGCGGCGCCGCCCGCGTGACCAGGTTCACCCGGCGCATCACCTCGGTCTCGATCGTACCCTCCCCCACAAAAAGCGCCTCCGCAAAGGAGTCGGCCATACCCTCTGCCCGCACCAGGCGCACGCCTGTCGGAACCAGCGCCGGAATGGTCAAAGTCCCGGAGATTTCACCATTAAGATCGGCGACCGGTGCCGGATCGGGCGTGATGTCGATCCCGTCAAAGAGAAGCGCTGCAAGCGTTTCGTTGGCGGCAAACCCCTCGATCGTGAAGTCCAGGTCAATTTCGCGCAGGGTCGCGGCTGCCGAAACCGTTTCCCGGACCTCCTCGGTAAGCGTTGTTTGCCCCGGAGGCTGGTTCGGCGCAGCGGTGAACTCGCGCGTGATCGCGCTGGTGAATTCGGTGACATGATCCGTCCAGAAATCGCTGGCCGGCTGAAGTCTCATCGCACCCGGCATTGTCTGGAAATTGGCGTAAGGGTTGATCCTGAGCGAGCGCGTCGAAAGACGCTGGAATAAAATGACCTCTTCCTGCCATTCAAGCATGTGCGTGCCGGAAACGGTCTGGACATCGACGCCATCGACAGCAAGTTGAAGCACACCACGGTTGATCGCGGCGGTCTGCAGCTCGCCGGCATCCCGGTAGAAATCATTTTGCAACAGATCGGTGAATATTCCATCGCGGGCGACACTGTCGCGCGACTGAATATCCCGGCGCTGTTCCGAGCGGTCGAACTGCTGCACAACGGTTTCGAGCAGCTCGAAGAACCGGTGCATCTCGTCGTAAGTGTAGTTCTTGGTGCCGTTATTGATCACCAAAGGCGCGCTCTGCCAATCATGATGCACTTCGGCAAGCTTCAGGACGTCGCTCGGCGCCTTTGGCGCAACCGCGTTTTTGCGGGCGGAAACACCGTTGACATAAACGGCGGCACCGGCCTGATCCAGACCGATCGCGTCAATGCGCGGCTTCTTTGACTGGTAGGTGATCGTCACCGGCTTGTTCACCGCACCACCCGACACTTTGACGGTCGTCTCGGTCACTTCATCCGGCGTCACGGCGTCAAAATAGAGGTAAGTCACGGAATAGCTGGAGGCCTGTGCTGGCTCCGCGCCGGCGTTCGCCCAGGAAATCGAGTTGCCTTCAAGGGAATAGGTCGCCGGAGCGAAGGTGCTCGAACTCTGCTCGGCCGAGAGGATCTCGACAATTGACGAATTGCCCAACAGATCGGAGCCGCCGGGAACCGCGCCGCGGGTAATGACTTCCGTGATTTCCTTTGTCACCGTTGCCGCGGTCACAGACGCTATTGGCGGCAGGTGAACCGAGATGACCGCGGAGCCGTCGCCACTGTCGATGTAGGTGTGCGGCTCCAGGTCGACAGCCTCAAGCTCCGGATCTTCGGGAACCGAAAGTCTCAAGGCCGATTCCCGAATGCGTTTCCAGCCGCGAATGTTCGCAATGCCGGCGCCGATGGAATAGACCTGCTCGGCACCGGATTTGCCGAGCGCGACCACGTTGCAGCCCTCGACGATATAGTGACCATTGCTGTCGAAATCGTAGCCGGAAATTTGCTGCAGCACGCCTGTCAGTGCCGGAGGTGGCCCCTGCTCTATGACCGCACCGTCCCGCATCAGATACACCTGGGCGAAGTCGCCTTCCATCCCGTCGCCATCGATCGACCAGAAAAGCCGGCGCGTTTCCCTGACCGCGCCGGCCTCGCCGAAAGACTCCGTTCCTTCATCGATCCCCAGCAGGGTTTCGTCTTGCTCATGCGTGAGGTAGTCCACCTGAACGCGCACGCCGATCGACACGTCACCGGTCATCGGAACGTCTTCAAATGTGCGGGCGGGCACAGGCATCACCAGACCGCCAACATAGATCATGCCGTCCGCGAGCTGCACCGTCGCGGTCGTGGCGGGATCGTTCGGTGTAACGATGATGTCGCCCCCCGATCTCCGGTCGCCATTGGCCGCAACCAGGTTGCCGACGCCCTGGATCTGATGAAGGAGCCGGGATTGCAGTTCGTTGAATTCGGACGGCTGCGTGTAGCGGCCGGCGAGATAGACAAGCGCCGTCCATGCGGATGCCGGATCAAAACGATCGTTGGCGCCCGCAATCCCCGAGGGATGCTGAACCATCAGATGATCTCCAAAAGAATTTGAACTTTGTCGCGCACCGTCTCGCCCAGAGGAATGTTTGTGGCGAAACCAAGCTCGGTGCCGAACCAGATTGTATCGGTGCGCCAGAGCTTGCCGGGTGATGAAACGGCCCATCCACCGATGAGAGCGCTGACGTTGGTAGCTGTCTTCCTTGCGCCGTCTCCGAAGCCTGTTCGGCCGTAGACGAGAATATGCGTCGGGTTATCGTTGGAACGGCTATAGCCGATGCCTTGAACCTCAAAGTCACCGGTCGCCGCTGACCGGACCGGCAGGATCTGCGCCCTGCGGTAGCCGATCCGCACACCATTTTCGTCAGTGAATTTCAGCCAGGTTCGCACGCTGGCAACAAGGCCCCCGATCGTCGCACGGCGGGACTGCTCTGCAGGGTCCTCCCAAGGATAGTCGGAATCGACCCATGGCACGCTCGCGTCGACCCAATAGTCCGAGGGCACTGACGGGATCCAGGCGCCAATCGCCGTCAGAGCGGCTTCGTCCAAAACACCAGCAAAGTCGTGGTCCCGCCCGAATGACCATTTGACATCGGAACCGGAGACGCGAGCACCGCTGTCGTCGCCCCAAATGGCGTCACCATGCCGGGTGTATCCGTTCTCGGCGGCCGGAATGTTATGGCCATGATAGACCCGGCGAAGCCTGGACCGCACCGGAGACGACAGCCCGACAACCCCATCGATCGGGAAGAGGTCCTCTTCAGTGTCCCGAATTCGGTCGAGCGCAATCTGAAAATCCGCCCAGGCGATCCGGCGGGCGGGCGGATTGACAATGGCGCCGGAATAGCCGGTGAAGCCAAGGCCGTCATAGACCGCCTTGTGTGTCCCCCGGTAGCGCGCCCATTGCCGCCCCTCATCAATCAGATTGTAAAGGTTCGCAACATATGGCCGCAAAGGCTCAAGGCCGTACTCGAAAACCAGAAACGGCATGATACCCGCCGGTCTGGTGACGTGTTTGAGCGACAATATGCTGTTGATCACCGGCAACAGACGCGCTCCAGGCGCAAGCGCCAGGTCCATTGCCTTTTCAAGCGGTGTCGCATTGGACGGCAGAAGGGTCGTCATCTTCCGCGCCCGCTGATCGTAACCGTGATCGTGTCGAGGCCGATGGCCTCGTTTTCAACGGCGGCAACATCTGCTGCCGGCTCCACGACCTCCACGTTGGTAACCCCTGCAATGTTGGCAGCCTGGATCAGGAAGGCTTGCGTCAAATCCAGGCCGAGCAAATCCTGCTGTTGCCATTTGCTCGCTATTGTAGCCGCAACGGCGTCTGCGACGCTGTCAAGCGCGGTCGGATCAAGTCGAACGGAAACGGAAACGTTCTCCGTCCTGCGGATCGCGGACTGCACACTGAAACGATCGCTGACCACCTGAACATCCGGTTGAGTAAGTGCTGCCTCGACCTTCGCAAGAAGCGCCGGTGTCGGTTCGCCGTTCCCGGCATTGGAAAGCACCGCGACGTTGACGGTCGGATCGCGCCCTTCCCGCCAGATCGCGACGGCACGGACATCCAGATCCGCTTCTAGCGCTACCGCGCGGTAGCGATCGGCTGGCCCGCCCGCCGACCGGCCAATGGTGGCCAGGCGGTAGCGCGCCTTCAGCCGGTCGTCCTCCTCACCATCCATGCGGATGACGCCCAGCCACGCGGTGAGTTGGTCGAGGTTTCCATCGGTGGCGAAATACAAGAAGCCCTGCTGAGAAACGTAATTGATCCGGCTACGGAGGAGCATTTCCCTGTAGGTCGCCGCCTGTGCGGTTATGATCGCGCTGTCCACCTCCAATTGGTCCACGTCCCAATCGACGCCAACGGCAGCAAAGCGCGCCTTTATATCCGCCGCCAGTTCCGACAGAAACGTTTCGAACGATATTTCCTCAACCACCTCGGGCGGCGGAAGGTTTGAGAGGTCAGGAAGATCGGTCATGGATCACAACACCGAAGTTGACGTCCGCCCTTGAGCGAAACTGACGGAGAAAGAGATATTGCGTTCGACGGTGAAGTCGCCCAGGTGACCGCGTGGCCGATAGTCCGCATCGATCAGGACCGTTGCCGTCCCGCGCCTGACCTCGTCTGTTGTGCCGGCGAACGTCACCCGGCGCACATGCAGGCGCGGCTCCCAGAAATCGATAGCCGTGCCGATCAGCTGTTGCACGGCCGCGAACAACCGCTCCGTCAGCGCCCGCCCGAGCAGCTCGGCGACCCCGCCGCCGAAAGGCCGGCGCATGACGCGCGATCCAATATCCGTTGACAGGATCACCTCGACGCTCTGCAAGGTTGAGGACAAATTGTCGATCGGCTTCAAAGTCCATCGATCAACTCCAGCCATGAGTTATTCACCGCCGCTTTCCGGTTCGGAGGATTTCTTTCTGGTTCCCGGTTTCTTGGCTGTGAGGCGACCAACCGCCAGATCGTAGGCCGCCTCCGCCTCCGTCAGTCGAATGGTGCGCCTGGCTGTGAACGCACCGGCGCTGAGCGCGCTGACACCGTCAGCGACGTAAAAGGTTTTCGTCTGCATGATGATCTCCCAGAGACTCGGGTGCTAGTGCGGACCAAGCGTGTCCGCGCCACCTGGCACAACACCGGCATGGACATGATCCGCGCCGATATTCGTGTCTTCATGGTGAACATACCCGGCGCGAAAGTCGACATTGCCTTCGACCTCCTGATCGCCTTCAATTTTGAAATTGCCCTTGATGATCACGTCGCCCTCGATGATGACTTCGCCATCTTTCATCGTGATCGTGATACCGAAAGCCTTCAGGACATTGGCAAGCAAGTCCGCGCTCGGCGGCTGGTTGTTCTCGGTAAACCCGCTCCTGAGAAGAACCCCCTGGCGCATGTCGCCGTTCGGGCTCAAGATGCCGACAACCTGCCCTTTGGACAGCGGCATCCAGGACGACGATTGCCCGCCGCTTTCGGGATGCGGCAGCCACGGCGACAGGAACGGCCCGTCCTCGCCATCGGCGAGCTTGATCCGATAGCCTTTCTCGGCGTCGATCTCCTCGATCGGTCCGATCCGGATCATTTCACCGAACCGGGTCTTCATCATCTCATGATCGATCCGCAGGCCGGTGATGATGTTTATGAAATCGTGCATCAGTTGCTCACCTCGACAGGGTCCGCACCGTTGATCTCAACGGTGGTTGTGGTCCACGCGCTGTCGATATCGGCATCCGGGATGTATCCAAGACCAAGTTCCAAAAGCTCAGCCCATGTCAGGCCCAGCCGTGCCCGGTTTGCATCGACGTCGTCGGGCGTGTCCGGGATCTCCGCGCGCATCAGCGCCGCGAGTTTCCGGTCGTCGGGATCGCCGGCCTCAAGCAGCGCGAGGAACCGCCCCATCGGCCCGGCCTGCGGAACGTCGGCCGAAAACTGCGGGTCCTGCAAGGCCTCGACGGTGAAGGTCAGCTTCTGGGCGGCGACCCGTTCGTTCTTCCGGTCGCTGCCGGCGCGCTCGCAGGTCACCTTGACCACACGCAGGATCAGCATGCGCAGCACTTCGGCCGCTTCGTTCTGCCCGTCCGACAGGACCGAGCGGATCTGCCGCCCGAGCAAATCCAGATAGAACTCGTGCATCCGGTCGGCGTGCGGGATGCCCGGGAGGATGACCTTCATTTTCCGCCCGGGATGATCGGGATCGTCCACCTCCTCGACCATGGTGTCGGTCACACCGTATTCGATGCAAAGGTTGACCAGCCCGTTGTCGTGGAACACGCGCTGTTCATCGGGCCTGGCTTCCGCGTCGTCCGTGTAGACGGCGATGAACCTGCCTTTTCTGCGCAGGTTGATGTTGAGGCCCTGATCGTCCTCGCTCAAAACCCCGATCTCGCTGTCGAGAACATTGTCTTGCGAGAGCGTGCGGCCCTTCAGGGCCATGACCGTCGCCATGCGAAGCGCAATACGCACGAGACTCATGTGCTGTCACCCAGATTGACGATCAGGCGCCCGTGCCCTCTCGTATCGATGGAGGACACCCGCCAGCGCGGCTCCCCTTGCCGCTCCAGCGCGATCACCTCGTCGCCCTCGCGGATATCGAGATCCGGATAGGCTGCCCGGTCCGGCCGGAGCACCGCGCCGCCTGCCCGGACATCGGCCAGGAACTTGCCGGCCCGGCCTCCGGAAAGGTTCTGATTGTCCCGCTCCTCGTCAACCAGCGGCGCAATGATCTCCCGCGCCGGCCGGTCAGGATCTTCCCGCCCGTCCTTCCATGAAACGATGCGCACGCGCTCGGCGAACATGCCGTCGACAGTCCCATGGAGGCGTCGCTTGTAGTGATCGAAGCGCGGCATTGTGTGTCCACTAAAGGTCAGGCGCCGGCGGCCACCAGGGCCTTCCCGGCGGCGTCGAGATCGGCTTTGGCCAAGGCCTTCGCGGCATCAGTGTCGGCGGCTTCCAGGGCCGTCTCCGCCTCGCCGACAGCAGCCTGAAGTTTCACCAGCTCGGCTTTCGGCGGCGCGGTTGTTTTTCTGCCAACCAGCTCGACCTTTTCGGCAAACTGTTCGCCGACGACGTGCGCGCCGTAGTCCTTCGGCACCGACACGGGCTCACCAGGAGCGACCTTGACGTCCTTCTCCGTCTTCATGACGTCCTTCGGAATGATCCCGCCGCGCGGGAACTGGATTTTCACTCTGGCTTTCGATGACATGTCGGTCTCCTTTTGATGTCGAAACACCTGTCGGTGCTTGGAGGTCACAAGAAAAACCCGGCGCAACGCACCGGGTGTTCGTTTCGTCTTCGCGATCTGGGTATGGGGTACTAAACCGGAGACGGATGATGAGCAGGTGTGGCGTCGCCCATAAGGTTGATCAATCGATCCTGCGGGTCGGCAATGCGTGCTTTTCGGGCCTTAGATGAAACGGAAGTCACGGCCCTTTGCCGACCTTCGGGCCGGGTGCTGCGAAGGACCGCTACGAGTCCAAAGTGGCAGATGCTGACAAGCAAATAAATGGCAGCTTATGGCTGATCATCCCGAAAGTTGCTTGATTTTGCGCTATGTTTTTCAAGAAGATCCGCACTGAATTCAAGCGCCAGTAGTGCAGAGAGTATCCAGCCGTGACGAGGTCAGAACCAGAAATTACCACCATAAAAGACGGTGCCGACGGAATCGTCGAGATGTTCTTATGCGATACCGGTGATCCCGGGGGTACAACCAAACCAGCGCTGCTGATCGTACATGGCCACCAGTTCCCCGAGCGGCCAGGTGGACAGGGCCGTGTAACATCAGAGTTGATAAATCGCATGTCAGCGAGAGGCGGGATTGTAGCGGCAGTCTCCCAACCGGGTTACGGCGGCAGTTCAGGCCCGCCCGACTGTTGCGGACCAAAGACGCAAAGAGCACTACGGTTGGCGTTTGCACATTTGATCAGGTGCGGAGCTGAGCCTGCCCAAACTTTAGTTTGGGGCTTCAGCCGCGGCGCAATTGCCGCGTCCTGCGCGTTTATAAACGGAACGCCAGAACCGGGAGTACTTATCCTTCAGGCCGGCACTTATGATATGGAGGGTTGGGTCAAGTGGGTCCGTGATGGGGCTATCGGCGGTAATCTCGAAATTGCAAACGCTATTCTAGCCAATCAGGAACTGGAGGCCGGATTGGATCGCGGTGCCATATGGTCCCGTTCGGGTGTGGTGCATGCAGGGCGCGGTTCAGGCGATGTCCTCCTCGTCCACGGTGCACACGACCCGCAAGCACCATCGGAAGACTTGGAGCGCATGGTAGAGGCACTCCGGAACGCGGGACGACGTGTAGAGACCGCCATTGCCCCTCGCGGAGAACATCGGCTGCCACCGGACCTCGCTATGGATGCACTTGCTGAGTTTTGGCCGCATTTGGCACTTTGAGGAATGCCAAACTAACGGGTCGACTGTCATAAATCACCCCGATCAGTTGCCGAAAGCAGACGCAAGTATTGTCCAAATGAACGGCGGCAAGGTTCGCATTGCAGCCTTTAGTGCAGTCCGCAGCGAAAGACGGCTTTCCGCCCGACTTTCGCATTCAACGCACCGCACTGAATTGTCTCGGAAGGGTCCGAAGCCGTCAATTGCTGCAACGCTAATGGAGAACCGCTCCGGACCGCAAGCACGAATGCCGGCGAGTTTGAGGTTTTGGTCGAGCTCGAAGCGGTCTCCCCGCAGTGCGCCTGGTTGCGTGTCTATAGGGCGGCCTCAGATCGTCAGACGGCGCAGCGCTCCCGGACGCGTACACAGCGAAATCGGGTTCATCTGGATTTCGAGTTCCGCGCGCTTGCCGTTTTGCGGGACATAAATCTTCGCGTACCGCGGAACGCCAAGTGTGTTCACCGTTTCGATGTAATCCGCCGGTGCAAAGCGCGTGATGAAAAGACCGGGAACACCCATCGGGGTGACGCGGCCTTCGGTTTCCGCGATGTAACCAACACCGCCATTGTCCGCCTTGGCCTTGCTGCCGTTCCGGTAGCGCTCGAAGGTGAATTTACCGAACTCGAATTTGTCCGGAATCGCGCGGCGCAGGGTTTCAGCACCACTGTGATGGATGAAGGTCTCCCGCACCCGGGGATGGTTCCAGACTTTCAGATGGAACTCGCGACCCGTCCAGACATGGAACCCGGTGTAGTAGCTGTCGAGCTGGTCCTCGATCGACCAGCAGACATCCTGTTCCAGCGTCACGTCAATTTCGGCATTGGCGTTGTTGAGATCCAGGCTGACAGCCGCCGGAACGGCGATCTCGAAGCGGGAATAGAGGTCCTCGAGCACACGGCCGGATTTCGTGACGACAATGCCCTTCATCGCACCGACGCGCTGATGCTCAAGGGTCATGTCGAGGTCAAGCAGGTGACGATCGGTCTTGCCCCTCACCCGGTCCATGACCTGTTCGGTCTCGGACTCGGTCCCGAAGGCGCGAACGCCCTGGACTTCGTCGGCCTTGACCGCATCGTTGCGCTCATAATGCGGGATCGAAAACGGAATAAGACGACGGCTTCCGTCACCAACCGTTTCGCCTGGGCCGCCGCGCTCGGTCGGTTCGACCAGGCTGAGTTCGCCGTTCTGCTCTTCAACCGAGATGATGGTGGTCGAGACGCTGTCCTCCTCGAACATGCCGGAGGCACCGATCTGCCCCGGGCGATACGGCTGGTTGTTCACCGTCGCGGTCAGGCTCTGAACGCTGAAGGCGTCGTCATTGAAGATATCGAGAGTGGGCATGGAGAACCTCCCTATCGTGCCTTGATGCCGACCGCGCGCAGCTGGTCGAGCTTGGTTGCGGTCTTGGCGGCATCGTCGACCGACGCGTCAAAGAGCAGCATTGGCGTTTTAACTTCTGCGTCCGCGTTGACGACGACGGCTTTCGCATCGGCGCCGGTCGCGTCGGTTCGGTAGCAAAGGATGGCCGCTGCGGTCTCCGCGCCTTCCTTGCCGGCGACCTCGGCATTCGGCGACAGCGCGAATCTTCCGGAGGCCGTCACCTTGCCGAGGACCGAGCCCGGTTCGAGAACGCCTTCCCCCGAGGCGATCGTGATCGTGTCGAGGGAGCGTTTGCCGATCGCCTCGGTGAGCACGAAGGCAAGATTGCGCGGGCCCATGGTCAGGTTTTGCATGATTTATGCTCCCTTCATCTGCTGCGCGCGGGCGGCGAAGATCCCGGTCCGGTCGAGTTTCGCGGCAGCGGGTTTTTGCGGGTCACCTGGAAGTGCCTGGCCGGCGCCGCGCATGCGGCCGGCCTCATAGTCGTCCGGGTTCGGGGTTTCTGTGGTCGTTTCCGCCTTGGCCGCCGGCGCGACCGCCAGCGCGGCAATGGCATCCTCGGCAGGCATCTGCGTCTTGAACGCAAAATGCTGCGCCTGGGTCTCGCGGCCCTTGGCCTCATCCGAACCAAGAATGGCCTGGATGCGTTCTTGTGCAGCAGTGGTCGCGTCAGCAGTCACCTTTGCAATATCGACGGATTGGCCGTCCGCCCCGGGTTGATCAGCCATGTCTGTCTCCTTCTGGCTGGTGGGTGCGGCGGACGCCGCAATTCGGTTGATCGCACGCTCAAAGGACCACCCCTTCTCCTTGGAAAGGGCGACAAGTCGCTCAGGCGTATGCGAATAGATCCGGTAATCGAAGGCGGAGACCTGCTTTGCCTTGGCCTCTTCCGCGGCGTCGGCAAAACCGGCTTCGACCGCTTCCTTGGCGGTAAACCAGCTTTCATCCACCATAATCTGGCGGACATCGTCATTCTCCTTGCCGCTGCGGGCGGCATAGAGAGTGACCATCTGATCCGCGAGCTTGTTCAGCGCGGCCGCAGCGCGCTCATGCTCGGCCGCTGTGCCGAACGTTGCACCGGCGGGATCGTGAATCATGAGTTCCGATCCGGCGCGCATGACGATCTCGTTGCCGGCGAGCGCGATGATCGATGCGGCAGACGCGGCGATCGCGTCGATCTTGACGGTGACGTTGCCCTTATGGGCATTCAGGGCGTTGTAGATCGCCATGCCCTCGAAGGCATATCCGCCGCCTGAATTGATCCGAACGATGATGTCGTTTTCGGACCCGTGTTCCGCGAGCGCCTGGAGGACTTCCATGGAAGTGAAGCCCTCACGCCAATAGCTCTCCCCCACGAACCCGTACAAGACGAGTTCGCCGTTCACATAAACCGGCATGTTGGATGTCCTTGAGTTAGATAAAGCGAATGCCGCGCGCGCGGCCCCTGCCCGTGGAGCCAGATGACTGACGGCACTTGGTCTCGAATTCGGCAATCAGGCTGTCCAGAGCCGCAACGTTTGCTCTGGTAAACGTGACCTCTTCACCGCTCATGCGGATGATCAGTTCGGATGCGCCCGCGGCAACGGCGATCTTTCGTTTCTTGAGAGCCATGACGACGTCACACGGCCTGTTGAGGTCGACCTCTTCACCGCCGATGTCGATCAGGGAGGAAACGGTCACTGAGCTGCATCCTTGTCATTCGGCTCTTCAACCGCCGCAGGTGATGCCCCGGTCTGTTTGCCCGCATAAGGCGACGTCATCCCGGCCGCGGTATATTTCTCGTGCAGCTCGCGCCGCTGCTCGAAGAGATCATCCGGATCAACACCAAGCGCCGCCGCTTCGATTTCGACCGAGCTGGTCCCGTTTTCGAGCCGCTCGGTGGACGCCCGGGCGCTCTTGTGGTCGTCCGCCGTCGGCTGCGGCGGCCCCTGGAAGGTCGCCGGCAGGATGGCGGAACGATTGGCGTTGAACGCCGTGTATCCGTCCTTGAAGGGAACCCGGCCGGCAAAAACCTCTTCGTCCAGCCAGCCTTCATAGACGGCGCGCTCGACGGGCACGGCGACATTGCCGCGGCGCCGCTCGACCACAGGCCAGATCGACGCGTTTTCCATCCGCACCGAGGAATAGGTCGCGTTGGTGTGATCCATGGTCAGCGCGCCGTAGGTGATGCCGATCGCCCGGGCTGTTTCGCGGGAGAGCCCGCTCGAAAACGGCTGGTATTGCGGCCCCGGCGTGTCGGCACTCTTGAAGTCGAGCGTCTCGCCCGGTGCGAGATGAGACACCTGGGGATCGCCGCCAATCATGATCTTGTCATCGGCCGCGGCTGCAAGGCTGTCCTTCAGATAGGTGACGTATTCGTCGGCATAGTGCGAAGCGCCGTCAACATTCGCATCTTTGAGGGTTTCGAGAGCTTCGAAGGCTTCCATGGTCGGCTTTTCGCTCGTGAGCGTTGCCGCGAAGACCGTCTGAAGGAGCGCCGTTTGAAGCGTGGCATCGTCCAGCATCTCATGCTGGATATGCTTTCGGAACGCCGAGGCAAGTACGGAAATGCCGCGCACGTCGGTGGCGCACATCGGACTGAAGATGTGGAGCACCGTGTCCCGACCGGTCCGGTCGTAAGCGTCATATGTCTTCTTGACCGTGATCGCGGCCTCACGCTCCTCGAACATGTAGCCGACAGGCCTGCCATTGACGTCATGATAGACGCCCTGGAAAAGACCCTCTGCCTCGTTGGTGTCCTGGACAAGGCGATGCGGCGGAACAAGGCAGAGCTTGGTGCCGGTCTCGATCCCGTAACGCGTCCGGATCCCGCGCGGCATGTATTCCAGAAGCCCGGTCACCTCGCCATAGGCCATGTCGTACCTGAGAGCGACTTCGATCAGCTTGGACAGCGTGAACTTGCCCCGGAAGTCGACCTCCCTGGCCTTGCTGCGATAGCGGTTCCAGCGCTTCTTGACGAGGTCCTTCCAGTCCCGGACTTCGTCGTCGGTCCAGCCGAGCCCTGTGAAATCGGGCGTCGGTGTCAGTTTCAGGCCGGTGCCGACCGTATCGGCAATCACCTGGTCGGCCGCGCCGCGCAGCCGGCCGGAATTCTTGATCAAATCCAAAGCCAGCGCCGCTGCCCGGCGCCAGGCAGCCCGGATGTCGTCGCGGCTCTCCGTGAGCGGCACCGACCGCGCCGCGATCACACCAGAGCGCGTGTCCCTCAGATACTTCGCCGTGTATCGTGCCGGATTGCTTGCGCGCAGCGGGCGGCCATGCACGTCGATCAGCGCGTTCGGTTTGCCCATTTGCTGCGCTTGCCTTCTTTCGGTTTCTGTTTGGGTTTGGTCTGAGACTCCGCCGGCAGGCTAAAGAGATCCTCAAGATCACCCTGCGCCTGTGGCTGGCAGGTTTCCCGCTCGGCTTCGTATTTGTCCCAGAGCAGCTCGGGCATGTCGCGAACCCCGAACCGGATGGCCGCGGCCTCGGCCTGGTTCATGGTGTCGAGGGCCTCGTTCGCCTGCGCCGGGTCCTTTTCCCATTTGTAGACGTCGAAGCCGTCCTTGTTCTTTGTCGCAACGCGCCGCTCGGCTGTGAACTGGCGATAGAACTCGTCGTCCAGCCCGCTCGGAAACGCGACATGGCCGGTTTCAAGCGGGTCCTCCTTTCGGCAGTTCCGATAGAGCGCCATTTTCATGACCGACGCGTTGAACGAATAGAACCGCCTCGACCAGGGGATCAGCTTGCCCGTCTTCTTGTGCCGCTCTTTCTTGACCGGCTGGATCATCGGCGCGGTGTCGGAATTGTTGCCGCGCACCATCATGACGGTGTTGGTCGGGTGCTTTTTCACCCAGTCCCAGACGTCCTCGGTGTAGGCGTTGCCGTCGATCGCGACGCGGTCGGCTGCGAGCTTTCGGCCATAGGCATTCGGCCAGGTCTGCCTGACGAGCAGGTTCAGCTTCTGCTGACACCCCTCATCCGAGATATGGCCGGGGAAAACCCCGTACTGGATGACGAACCGGTTCTTGTTCCGGCCCCAGCCCACCACCTGCCACTCGACCCGGTCGTCCTGACAGTCGATGCCGATCGTCAGGATCAGCGCGCCTTGCGGGATACGCCCGCGGACATAGTCTGAATTGGCGCCGCGATCGCGCAGTTCTTCCCAGGGCGGCGCTTCGCCCTTGGTCTGATAGGCGGTGCCAACCACGTCGTTGAGGAACGTCTGCTCACTCGCCGGATCGCCCTTCGCCTTCAGCCAGGCGCGCGCAATGCGCTCGAAGGTCTGCAGGACCGAATAGGCCGACCAGATCCAGAACGACCGATGCTGGCGTTTGGCTTTCGGGTTCAGGGCCCGCCACTCGAGCCGTTTCAGCATGCCCGGGCGATGGTGTTCCTGGATTGCGGCCCCGCAATCGGGCGATTCGCAGTAAAAACAGGCCTTTTCCGGATGATCTTCATCCAGATGTTCAAGCATGGTCTCCCAGCGGAGCACCTGCATGTGATCGCAATGCGGACACGGAACGAAGGGAAGCTCCTGGCTTCCGTCCTCGAAATTCCGCGTGATCCGGCAGCCCGGCATCACCAGCGGCGTCGAGATCTTGAAGATCTTGGCGAACTCGTGCGCCTGGCTGCGGCTGTCCGCCTGCGCCTCCGGATCGCCGGCCGTGTTGGTTTCCCATTTCGCCAGATCGTCCTGGACCTGGCGCTTCATCGTCACCTGGCTGAGCGACGCTGGCGAATTCGCGCCGGAGATCTGGATGGCACCGCGGCCGTCGAGCCGCTCCTTGTAGAGCACCGAGTCGCTGCCGTCCCTGGAGGACTGCGGAAACAGGGCGCGCAGCGATGCCGAGTTCTTCAGCATCGGCGAGAGTTTCATCTTCGACCAGCGTTTCGCGTTCCCCTCCGTCGGGTGGACATAGAGGAAATCGACCGGGTCCATCTCGATTGAGCCGCAGGTGAAGATGTTGGCCAGCACCGTGCCGCCGAGCTGTGCACTCTTGGACAGCGTGACCACCCGGCAGGGATCGTCCGGCGACAGGGCCCGCAGGATCTCGTCGAAGTACCCGAACAGGCTGCGGTTGTAAGGCCCCTTGAACGGGCTTTCACGCTCCGAGAAGCTGACCTTGTTTTCCGCGTAGTCTAGATAATCGACTGGCGGCGGCGGATCGAGGACCTCCGCCAGGGCATCGAAAGAGAGCCGCCGTGGATTTGCCGTGTCGACGCTGAGGCAGGTCATCAGCTGTCGCCAGTCCCGGTCCCGGTCTCGGTCTCTGACTCGGTCACGGTCTCGGTCTTGGAGGCGACGGTCTCGGGTTCCTGATCCGCCGCGTCTCTGGCCCGCGCGGCAGCCGTCGTCCGCACCGACCTGAACTCGGCGCGCATCAGATGGAGCACATCCCGGGCCGGCACCTCGAACCTGGCGGCAATGGCATTGGCGAGATCCGGCAGGGCTCCCTCGAACGTGTCCAGGAGCCCGGCCGCCAGCCGGACCATTTCAGCCTTCACCGCGGTTGTCTCGGTGAACCTTCCTTTCCGCTTCTCTTCTTCTTCCGCCGCCTTCCGGCTCATGATCCGCGCCTGCAGGAGCTTTTCCTGCTTGAGCTGATCCTCGACCGAGGGGCCTTGCTCTTCGGGCGCTTGCCAGGACCGGAGCGGCAGCTCGCTGCCGGCCGGATGGTCGGGTGCTGCCGGCGCTTTCAGGCGCGTATCAAGCCCGTTGCCCATCATCTGCCCGGCGTCCAGCTTCATGCGAAGCTGCGCGAGCGCGGTCTGAACCCGGACCCTGGCGCGGCGGCCTTCGCCGTCCAACGCGGTGCCGGACAGCTTGCCTTCGCTGATATATTGCGAAACCCGCCCCGGAGAAACGCCGATCAGCTCCGCAAAGTCCTTCTTGGGCAGAGTCTCAGGCACAGGTGCGTCCACCGACCAGGTCCCCCGGGTGCTCGACTTTAGAACTTTAGCCCTCAACTTGAATTTTAGGCTTCGAATTTAGCGTCAGACTGACGAGATCCCGGGAGCTTCCCGCCCGTGGCGGGGGTGGTCGCGGGTACGGTCCCTTAAAGGGGTCAACTGAAGGCCTTACCCGTCTCGCGCTTGATCTCGTGCATCACGCGTTTCGGCAGGACCTTTGCCACCGTCGATTGCCATGCCCTGGCGCTTGCGCCTTTGATCATCTCGTTCGGCAGGATCACGCCTGATTTCTGCTTGGCGATCTCCCGTGGGTTCGAACCTGTGCGCGCGAACACCTGGCCGCCCATGTTGAGCTTCACGCGTGCGGGGAACTTTCCGCCCTTGATGAAGGTCGAGGCGAAGAGCTTGCGTGTGCCGAAGGGCCTGGCGCTCACGCCCTTGCGGGTTTCCCTGGCAGCGAAATGCTTGAGCGCGATGTCGCCGCCCCGCGCCTTGATCCGGTATTCGAGCGAGACACCCGACGCCCTGAGCGGGCGCATCGCCTTGCGGATGGTCTTGAGTTTCAGGCCGGTCTGCTTTGCCAGCGCCCGGCCGGCCCGGGTTCGCCCCTGTGCCCCTGCCCGGTTCAGCGCGCGTGCGCCGATGCGGCGGATCGCCTTCGGCTCAAGCTTCGACATCGCCCGGTCAAGAGCCTTGAGCCCCGAGAGATCCGACCAGTACATACCGAGCATGGCACTCTCCAGATGCGTGTTTGGACAACAAAAAGGCCCGCATCGCTGCGAGCCGCTCAAATGCCTGTAGTGCTTGGCCCATAAACCACCGTTGCGCCAACTCCGCCGTTCCGGCGTCTTCGTTGGCTGGGTTCATCGCCTCGCGCGCTCTGTTTGGAATGGCCGCAGTGGCAGGCCCAGGTTCGAGGGATCCGACGAATCGTCCTGACGACAATTAGATCTCAAAGCTTCTCCACCTTGTCAACGCCGAGCGTCACCGGGGTTGCCCTGCCGAACATCATGACCTCGGTCTCAAGCTTCTGCCTGGCTTCGTCATACGCGGTCACAACCGCGGGAAATCCGGCGAAGGCCCGGGTCGTTATGCTGATGCGCTCACCGATCTCAAAGCATTGTGGAACAACGTATTTCCGGTCGGTCTGTGCTTTCCAGGCCGCTTCCACGATCCGCTGCATCTGCCGCGCCGGCACAATGTGCGGACGGTGATCGAGATGGAACGACAAAATCTTTTCCACACCGTCGCATTCGCGGACCATTTCGGCGCCATTTCCCGCCGACCGGTCGAGACCGACAAACACATAGCGCGGAAAAAACGGACGGCTTGCGTCGATCATCGTCTTGCGTTGGCCCTTGCGCGTGCGGGCCAGCGGCTCCATGGGCTGATAGGCGATGAGACCCGCAGCCTTGATGCTGGCCAGCGCCCGCGCCTCGCAGTTCGGGTTTGACCTGATGACGATCCAGTCCAGTGCCTTCACCGCCACGAGCGCGCGCATCAGCTCATAGTCGCCTTTCAGGGCGCTCGTCACCGGGATCTTCGTCAGTTCGCTCATTGCGCCGCGTCCTTGTGGGTGATGGGGTTTCGGGCGTTGCTCATGCGCCGGCCGGCTGGCGCAGCTTGTCTTTCATTGCCCCGGCAAGACGCCTGCGTTTGGCATGGACGCCGTTGACCAGGCGGGCGATGATGTGATCGTCCGGTGTCAGGGCGATATGATCCTCGATCCGCACATTGACTGACGATGCCAGTGCCCGGCACTGACCGGTCTCGCGCTCATCCGGCAGGCGCTTGTGCTCCTGCACGAAGTCGACCAGCGAGACGATCCAGTCGCCATCGCAGGCTGCCAAGGCCAGCGCCGCGCCTTCCGCCGCCAGAATGCGCAAGGCCGCCTCTTCCGGCATGCGGGCTGCCTCGCGGTCCACCGGCATCGGCACAGCCGGCTTGTCCGCCGCCTCGCGCTTGGCCCGCGCCGCTTCGCAGGCTCGGATACAGTCGCCAAGGGTCGGCCAGGTCTGCACTGTCGCAGTGACCGCCAGATGCTCGGCGGCGGCTGCAAGATCCTGCTCGGCAAACCGGCACAGCTTGTCCTTGAGCAGCCGGAAATAGGCGTTTTCGTCCGATCCCGGAATGCGGCGGAAGACGCCGAGCAACGGTTTGATAAACTGCGCCTGTACGGGTGAAATCGTCATGCGTCATCCTCCCCAAACACCTCGGCAAGTGCCGCGTTGATCTTTGCGCTCTGCAAATCGTGATCCGACACGAACCGCCCGCCCGGCGGGGCTCCGCCCTGCCGCGAAAGCCCCTCCTCCGGCGGTGCCAGGCGCCGCCTGTGCGCCCTGCGGATTTCTTCGGTGAAATAGGTCAACGACGACACCGGCCCGTCGCCGCGCAGGGTGCGTCGGCGGCTGATGTCGCCAATCACCGGCAGGATATCGAGCTCGAAATCGAAGCCTTGCGCATCCCACGTCACCAGCACGGTGAAATCACCGCGCCAGCCGGGATCATTCCAGGCGATCCCCATCGCCTCGCAAACGCGTTTTCCACGAGCAGTCAGGTCGCCGGGCGGCTTGGTTTCGATTTTCCGTGAAACAGGGTCAGGTCGATCAGGCGCGCGCCCGTCATCATCATCATATCGTTTATCTTGGGTCGTTAACATTGGTGCCCGCCCATGGGTGGGCAGGGGGTGCCCACTCATGGGTGGGCAGGGGTGCCCACCAGTGGGCAGGGGGTGCCCATCTATGGGCAGGGGTGTTTCACGGATATCCACAGGCTCGAAACAGGTGTTTTCGGCCTCGATATCGGTGTCCAATTCAGGTGAACAATCGGGCTCTTTCGGATCGATGACAACACGATAATCATGCGCCCCCGCCGCGCCGGAAACGCGCTTGTTTGTCCTGAATTCGAGGTAGCCGGCTTCATAGAGCCGATCCAGCGCGCGCTGAACCGTGCTGCGCCCGCAGTCCAGTTCCTTCGCCATTTTCACCTGGCTGCGGCAGCACCAGCCGTTGTTGTCTGTATGCCGCCCCAACAGGCACAACACCTGCAAATCGCGCGGCTGCAGGCGGCAGTCCGTCACCGCCTGCGCCGGAATGATGGAGAACCGTTGCCGTCCGAGGCTCATGCCGCTGCCCTCCCCGAGTTGCGCCGCTCCGCACGCTCTGGTTCTATTGCCGCGTTGCTTAAACCCTTTTGGATGATCGATTGATGAGCGCAGCAGATGATGCGGAGCTGAGAGAAAGACACAGGCGCCTGTCGGAGGAACTGGTGGCGGCTGGCACGCCGCCTGCGGCAACCCCGGTGAAGCCGCCCCCACGATGGGTCGAGACCCTTCTGCACCGGTTGGAGTCCGCCGAAAAGTGGGCGGTAAAACGCTTGAACCCTGTTTTGGCCAAGACAGGCAATGCCGTTGCCCGGTTCGTCCGCCGACGCACAAAGGCGCAGCTTGTTCTTTGGCCCTTGATCGCCTTGTTGCTCGCCGCCGCCATGGGACCATTTCTGTGGGCGCTGGCGCTGCACGGTGTCTATCTGGCAAGCGATGCGCTCAACACGCACCCGGAAGCCTATCTTGCCGAGCTGGAAACCAGATACGGAACGGATCGTGACGCTTTCTTTGCCAATGTCCGCAATCTCGGTCTGATCGCGCTCGGCATCCTCGGCACGGTGCTGGCGGTCTGGCGCTCGGTTCTGGCGCATCAGGCGCACAAGCTGTCTGAAAAAGGCCTGATCATTGACCGCTATCAGAAAGGCGCGCAGATGCTGGAGAGCAGTGAGCTTTCCGTGCGTCTGGCCGGCATCTATGCGTTGCGCGAGCTGGCACAAAGCGACCCGGAAGACGCCTATATTCTGGTTCAGGATCTGCTTTTTGATTTTGTCCGCGAACGCTCGAAAGTACGCAAGGCCGACGTTTCCAAGGTTACAAAAGCCAACCCGAAACCAGGTTACGGCCCCTTTCCGCCCGACTTGCAAAAGGCCATGGAAACCGCAAGCTGGTTGCGGAAAAGCGTGCCCGCTGCTGGCCGGCTTGAAACTCAACAGCGCTGGAACCCGGACCTTCGCCTTGCCAACCTGACAAGAGTAATTTTGCGCAGATCGGACCTGTCCGGAGCGGACCTGACCGGAGCGGACCTGAGCGGAGCGAACCTGAGCGGAGCGGGCCTGACCGGAGCGACCCTGTTCGGAGCGACCCTGACCGGAGCGCTCCTGAAAGAAGCGCACCTGAACGGAGCGAACCTGACCAGAGCGGACCTGACCAGAGCGGACCTGACCAGAGC